TCCTGATCCGTCCATACGCACGCGGGCAATAAATTCAACTGCTCCGTTATCGGTGGAAGATGCGTCCTTAAATGCATCTACGTCAGCGTCGTAGTGTGTGTCAACCGCGTAGTTATAGATGTCATCCTCGTACGCCGCATCGGCAAATCCATCAGCTCTTAAGGCTTTTTTGTTTTCGCGTTCAACGATTGCCTGTGCCCAGCGCCACGCGGTGTCGCCACCCCAGAGAGCCCACGCGATACGCCCGCGAGATGGAAAACCTTTCTCACCCGGTTGGTAGCCTTCCGCCTTCTTATCGATCTCATGACGAGGAAAATACTTAGCAATATGACGAACTTTTTCAATTCCAATTTGACCACCTTTTGCAAGTGTACGCGCTGAGTTAACACCGACGGGAGTTCCACCACGATTATATTCCTTGCGCCACTCTAGTCCGCGCTTAGCTTCCTCCTGAGCACCTTTAGGAATGGTATACATGCGACCGGCGGCTGCGATTACACTTACGTCTAATGATGTTAATGCAGCCTGCGCCAGTTCTCCAACAGACTCGTTGAACTCTACGGCAGAGTCGTCCCACGCGGCAGAGGCGATGAGAGAAGATAAAGTACCGGAGTCAACAACAAGATTTTCATTAACGTCGATAACAACGCCGTTAGACTGGTCAGAGAAAAGAATCCGCGAGCCGTTCTTTCCTACGATATCCATTTACTTGTTTCCTGTCTCGTCGGTAACGGGTCCACCTGACACCCATGCGTTACATGTGCGTGCTGCGGCGCACTTAAAATCAAATGCCTCGCAATATCCTAAATCACCTGCGGCAATGACGTCCCAGGAGTTTTGTTCATTTTCATCACCTGGAGTTAATCCATCGGCGATGCACTGATTCATCTTTGATGTCTGAATAAACATTACACAGTTTCCACAAAGGCTACCCTTAGCTTCATCAGGTGTAATCTTCCAGCGGTCTGCCTTGTCCTGCCAGAACTCTTCGTTTGGTTCTTCTGGGTTAAGCGGTCCGTAACCTGCAGTGTCAATTGCCTTTTGACGATTCTCTAGGTTAATCGCAATGTCCTGCGTTGCAGGTGGACACGGTGCGTCAACTGCCGCTGTTAAAGCTTCCTCTGTAATGTCGTCAAACACTAGGAAGCCGACAGGGCCATCAGCCTCCTGTCCGTCCATGTAGTCAAGCAACCAGGCATTAGGTCCGTTTGGATCTACTCCGCCGAGAGCTGCAAATATAAGTTCGGTCATACCTGACGCGGTAATTTCCTGGTCAGGATCATCACTCTCGAGCTGTGCATATAACTCCGGATAATCATATAGTACCTGGTCAATGTCGTCGGAGGCTACTGCAAGACTTCTGTTCTTATCAACTCCGTTGTGATTTTCCATGTCTTTCTCGAGATGAAGTTTTTCACTCTTAATTGCCATCTTCTCGCTAAGCTCCTCGAAAGGACTGGAGAAGTAGAACTGGCCGAGACCCGCGGTTGATATAGCTAGATAGTCATCTACTGTTAGGTTCTTTGTGTCTCCGCCGAGTCTTTCGATAAGCATCTTAGAGCGCTTCTTAGAATCAAACATTACCTTCTTTGGATCCGCAAAGACGTAGCTAAAACCCTTGTCTGTTGCCACGATTGAAAAGGTGTGTCTGTTGGACACCATGTCGTACGCGCGAATTATCTTTATCATTGTGTCGTCTCCTATGTCCAGTATCCAGGTTTAAGAATATCCATCATGTCAGGTAACATTTCTCCGTTAGGAGCAAGAAGCATATCAAGACGGCTGTTGATTACCTCGCGGTAGTTATCTATACTTCCCCACTCCTTCTCGATGAGTGCAAGCTCCGCGCCCGTAGGAAGAAGACTTTCGTTCTTTAGCTCACCGCGGAGGCGATCAGCCTGATTTCTAAAGATCGCGAGAAGCTCGTCTTGACTCATTCTCTTTGTAAGAACGGGCATTGTTCTGTTGTAGATATTATCATTTCCTCCCGGATCAAGAACATCCTCAAAATTAAAGTTTGTTTCCGTATTGCGACCTAGGCCTGCTACCGAGTGGTCGATAGGGAGTAGACGAAGTTTACGGCTATCCGAAGCGTCGACCGCAATAAGTACGTTACCGTTGTGTCGATCCGTGTTGTCGATGAGTAGATCTAACAGGACAATACGTATAGCATCCTCTGGAGACGCAAGGTGATCTACGAACTCTTCTCTCGTGTCAAAGCGAAGAAGTGTGTCGTCCGAGGAGATAATAGCGCCGTCGCTAAAGACCTGGTATGCATTCTGAGGATTTCCATACAGCCCTATTGCCGCTCCGGCTTGCTGCATTATTACAATCTTTTCGTTATTGTCGTTTCCACGAGTTTCATATCCTCCGCGTAAGCCGAGCCCACGGGCAAGTACTCCCGCCTCGACTTCGGCTCGCACCGGGTTAATATTGTATTCATCAGAATAACGATCTTCCTTGAGATAAAATACCTGTCCGGAGTCATTATGTGTGACAAGATACGATGTGTTGTATCCTGACTCATAAAGTCCTAGTTCTCGAACTGTAAATCCTGGAATGTTATTTGTTTCAATCTGTGTAAGCGTAGCCGAGATAAGATCCTTACCTACACCGAAGTCCTTAGGTAATGCGTTCGGGTGATCAGCAGCGTACTCCGCGTCAAGAACACGGCGAAGCTGCAGTATGTCGTTAAAAGGTACCTGACGATCTTCTTTTTTCTTAAGAAGTTCTGTACTAATAAATCTGTTTAGAGCTGCCTTAGCGGCCGGAGCAAGAACAGCCATCGACCTGTTGTTTGTAAATACATCGCGGATGTCCTCAAGGAACGGTTGAAGTTCAACGTTGTTGTTTTGGAACTCGTTGCTGTTAACCGTAAGCGAGAACTCGCGGGAGACGCCGGCCTTGTTTTCCTTTGCCTCTAGGCGCTTGCGAGCTGCACGCATCTGGTCGTAGTTTAAAGCTTGGATCTGTTCCTTTGCCTTAGGGTCAAGGCGCTTAACTCCTTCCCAGGTGGTGTTGATCATGTGTTTTTTGCCAATCCACTCTTTTGCTCCTGGGTACCAACCGACATGCGCGATCTCAAGAGGAGTAGGCACCTTATTAAGATCAACTGTTCCACCTGTTTTAGCATCATTAAACTTCTTAAGAAGATAGTCTATGTTACTACGCTCTACGTCGGAACTTGCCATGCGGCGTAGCCGATTGAGAGAGTATGTAAGTTGAGACTCTGCTCTTTCTGGACCATCCCAGTTAAATCCGTTTAGCGCCCAGACAAAACCACCTTGCCAGCGTTCTCCGCCAGCTGCGTACACATGAATTTCACGAACTCCGTTGGCGATATACCAGTCTTCCATAAACCTGTTGTAGGCCGTAGCAAAGCCAGACTTCTTGTCTTTTGCCTGTGGTATGCTAAGAGAGTTGTTCTTTACAGACCAGTACGATGTGCCGTCCGGATTAAACTTAAGTGTAATAGTTCTACCACCTGTACCGACAGTTGATCCATTTTTGTCACGTATACTGAACGCTTGGTCTAGTGATATACCTTTCTTACCACCTCTAATTTCCTCTATAGATCCGCTGACGTACGCACGAGTTCCGCCCTGCTCTATCGAGTACTCGTTTCTACCGAAGGTTACTCCTTCACGCATACCAAATGCGTCAGTCACCATAAAATCAAATCTCTCGGCCGCTATAGTGTACTCTTCCTGCTTCTGATCTCTTTCAGGACCGTTTGCCGCTTCTCTAACCTCAAGTTTTAGAACTTCTAGATCGTAGGCAGCCTGTCTAATATTTTCTAGTGTTACACGCTCTCTTCCGGCGCGCGCGATCTCACCCGCGCGCTCACCCCACTGCGCGAAGTCTGTCTGTCGAGCGTTAGGATTCGCGAGATCGGCAAGTGCCTCTGGTAGTACTCCCAGCGAGTTAACTCCACGGATACTACCGTCTGTTGCAATAGCTCCTGTGCTTGGATTTTCTGCGTCAAGACGTGATGAAACATCAGGAAGTGGACGCGGACGTTCAGGTACCTGATCTACAGGAGCTACTCTCTGTGCGTTCTCGTCTGTAACACGCACCTTTAAAGCAGAGCGAACGGCGATACGTCCATCGTCAAAGAGAACACGAACGTAAGGAATACGATCACCCGAGCGTGAATCAATGTTTTGCACGGCAATAACTGTTCCTGTTGCACCGTCACGCGAGGCGCGGATACGACTTCCGTAGCCCATCACCTTGCCGCTAACGTCTAGCGTCGTGTTGTCCGGGCGGTATCCAGGATTTTCAGGTCCAGGATACACAAGAACTGGAGTTGTTAAAGCGTTTGGCATAGGTTCGTCAACACTTGGATCTCTAGGAGTATCGGCTGAATCAGCTGGAGTCTCTGCTTCAGCAGCTGCCTGTTCAAGTATTTCAGGGCCAGCAACTTCGGCAATCGCTTCAATAATGTCTTCGTCTTCAGCCTCAGACCAGTCAAGCATATTTTCTTGGTCTATAGCATCGCGGATCTTGTCAGCTGTCTCATCATCAACAGTACCGCCGGTCTGCTCAATAAGATCTTTAATCATTTGTGAATGCGCTTGAAGACGCGGTCTTTCAGAAGCTTGACGTTGTCCAGTGGTTGGAGGACCTACGCGAACAGGCGCTTCTTCTTCCTCGCTCATGTCATTTGATTCCTTCTTAAGATCAAGAAGAATTTGGTTGGTGTTGATGCCCTGGTATTGGATAGCATCACGAATTGCCTCGACTGGAACCTCGACCGTGATGTTGTCAAACGCTAGAAGAGCAGAACCTGAACCGTCGGTGATACCGGAAAGCATCTGCTCGATAAGATCGGCAACCTCGTAGTCTGTAGAAACGATTTCCGGGTTGTCCGTGTAACCGTTCTCGTCGACTTCCGGCTGCGATGGTATGTAAGCTTCTGGGTTTGGAATGTAGTAGTCAGGATTCTCAAAGTCAATTGGAATGTTTTCAATAAGAGCACCAGGGAGAGGATCCGGTGAAGGTGTCTGCTTTTCATTTGCAACCGGAGAATCACCAGGCTCTGATACTTCCTTTAGCTGACGAATTTCTTGAACAATATCATCTACAAGTTCAGCTTCTTCTTGTGAAGGAACTCCGCCTTGCGCTTCAATAAGTTTATTTAGGTTGTTGTTATTTCCGTTGGCTGAATCGTAGATGTTTGCAATGACGCGGTTAGGGTCTAGTCCAGCCTCGTAGAGAGCGATGTACAAAGCTTCGGCTGGCACAAACTCGGCACCAGCACTAAACTCTAGCTGACCCGCGCCCGAAGGTGTTCCTACGTTAACTGAAGAAATATCTACGTTGTCTGGAAGATCTGCTGGATCGACAATATCGTTATCATCGTCAACGTTAGCGCTAAGAATCTCATCTACTGCCGCATCACTTGAGTTGCCAAGTAGAGCTTGAGACATTCCACGCACAAGTTCTTGTGGCGTGTACCGTGTTGCTATAATCTTAGGAACGTCTGTGTAGTCTGATGACTTCTCATCAACTCGTCCTTCAGGCTCGTATTCTGCCGTGCGAAGTTGGAAAGCCCCGCTTGGTACGTCGAAGTTCTTAAACAACGCAGGAGCTTGTGGACTAGAAGGGCTAGGTGTCTTAGGCGGAGTTCCACCTGAGGGAGGAGTTGGTGGTTCATCTGGGCCGTCGCCGTCTTCGCTTCTTGGCGGTAATTTATCATCAGGAAATTTATTTTTTATGTAGTCTT